TGGACGTTGGCGTAGCCGAGCGCGTGCAGCCGCGAGACGATCGCCGCGCCGAACGCGCTATCGACGAACAGCGCCGCGAGCTGGTGCTCGGGCCGGCGATCGCTCAGGAGCTCCGCGCACAGCGCAATCCGCGCCGAGCGGTCGGGATCCTTCTCGCCGGGCATCCGGATCGGGCCGAGCGGCTTGCCGTCGGCGCCGAGCGGGTTCCCACACAAGCCGCGGCGGAAGCGGATCACGTTCCACGCTTTCCCGCCGCCGCTCACGTCGAAGCCGGCGATCAACGGGTCGTCCGGCAAGGGCACCATCACGCGCTGGCGCGCCAGGTCGATCCGCGCGCGGTCGATGTATTGGAGCTCATCGGCCGCCGGCGGAAAGCCGAGGATCCGGACGCGACAATAGTCGGAGTCGATCCCGTAGTCGGCGATCTGCTGCGCGAGAAATTCTTTGTTGGTAAAGCGCGACGTGCGGGAATCGACGCGGCGATGGTTCCAGCGCGCGGCGAGGTTCCCGAAACAGACGCGATAGAATTCGCCCGTGTTGCGGGTCATCTGCCCGAAGGCGAACATCATTGGCTCGCCGTCGGTCATGCCGTTGTACGCGACCTCCCACACCTTGTCGGGGACGAGGCTCGCCTCGTCGAAGAAATAGCCGGACGTCGAGCGCCGCGCGTGCTGGCCGGCGAACGCTTGCGCGTTCTGTTCCTTACACGACTGCATCTGCACTTTCCACGTCGACGGGTAGGCCTTCGCGTAGATCCCGCGCTCCATGATGTCGAACCACGGCGCGGTCAGCGCGAGCTGCGTCCAGAACTGGATCGCCGGCCAGGTGCGCGCCTCGAGTTGCGCGTAGCCGCCGGCGGTGACGGTGAGATCGCAATGGGGGCGCGTCGAGAGGATCCAGCCGACGAGCCAGGCGAGGGTCGCGGATTTCCCGACGCCGTGGCCGGACGTTTCCGCCATCTTGATCGGCATGACCGGCGTCGAGCCGTCGAATCGGCGCGCGCGCACGTCGGCGCCGAGCGCGGTCAAGAATTCGATCTGGTTGTCGTCGGGGCCGGGCTCGCCCTCGAGCGGGCCGGGTTCGCCCCACGGATACGCGCCCGTGACCCAGCGGAGCGGATCGTCGTAGCAGCTCGCGGCAAAGTCGGCGATCTGCGTGTCGATGTCGTCGACGGCCGAGACGTCGGCGACCGGACCCCGCGGGCTCATCGATCGACGCGCTTCCGCGCGGCCTCGAGCCGCGCCACCCGCGCCTCGACGCCGGCGTCGGTGATCTCGACCTTCTCGATCAACATGCCGTAATGCTTCATATAGAGTTCGATCGCCTTCACCTTGTCCCACAGTTTGAACTTGTGGATTGTGTCGGTGACGCCATCGCCGGCCGCCGCGTTCTTGATCAGGACTTCGAAGCCGGCGAGCGCGGCGCCGGCGTCGGGACTGAGGTCGGCCGGATGTTTCGCGTCCTTGGTCACGGGATCGAAGTAGTCCGCGACCTGACTGAGCGCGATGCGCCCGAGCTCCTGCAACAGCCGCGCTTTGCTCACGCCGGCGGCCGCCAGCTGCGCGCGCTGCCCGGCCTGGATGGCGGCCGCGATCTCAGGTTTTCTCAGGTTCTCGTACCCCTGCATGTCGGCCCGTGTCCGGCTGTAGCCGGCGCGGATCGCGGCCTGGGTCGCGTTCAGATCCACGAGATATTCCGCCACAAACGCCAGCTGCTTCGGCGAGAGGGTGTCCGGCGGGGGCGAGGTGCGCCGGGCCCGCAGCCGCGGGACGCGAGGCTTCGGGGTGGCCTTGGTCATACCTCGAGCCGATCGAGGCGGCGGAGCAAGACCTTGAGCCGGTAGACGGTCCGCCAGGTGACGGCGGCGCCGCGCCGGCCGATCGTCAGTTCCGGCCAGGGCCGCGCCGGCTGGCGCCCAAGGCCGCGCGCAATGTCCGCGCGGCGGTAGCCTTCCGCCAGGAGCACGCGGACGACCTTGAGCGCCTCGCGGGCCGGCGCGTGGGCGCCGAGCACCGGGCGGCCGGCGCGCTGCGCGGCGCGGTAGCGCCGGCTATACGCGGCGTTGGCGGCGAGGCACGCCGGACAGGCACAGCCACATTGATACGACCGCCGGCGCCCGTGGACCGTCGGATCCGGATCGTCGCGTGCGAGCAGCTCGGCCGCGTTCACAGGGAAACGCGATCAGTCTGCGGCCGGACGCGCCCGGATATACCTGAGCCTGTGCGCCTCGTCGCGTCTCGTTGCGATTCAGGCGCGCGCGTTGTCATTCGGACGTCGCTGCCGGCGCGCCGCGGTGCGATACTGGCCGGCACCGGGCCTGATGTCGTTCGAACCACCGATCGCCCCGTCGCCGCTGCCGCTGCGCGAAGTCGCCCACGTCGCGCGGCGCCTGAGCATGAGTCAGGAACACGTCCGCCGGCTGATCCGCGGCGGGCAGTTGCCCGCCATCCGTCTCGGCTGCCGCTGGCGCGTCGATCCGCGCGACCTCGAGGCGTTCATCAACCGGCAACGGACGCCCGCCACGGCCGCGCCTGACGTCTAGGCGGGCCGGTCTGGTCCTGATCGCGAGTCTGCGGCGTCTGCCGTCTGCGGCGGTCGCCTGGGGGCGTCGGCCGTGGCCTGCGCGAGCGCCGCGGCGGCCGCGTCCGCGCCCGCATAGATCAGCTCGAGCGCGAGGCAGGCGGCGAGCACCTCGGCCAGCGTCGGCGGGATCAGGTCAGCAGGAGCGGACATCGGGGGGCGTCTCCGTGGGCGGGACGGTGAGTATAGCAGAGCCGGCGGCCTCGTTCCCCGCCTTTTCCCGCCTTTTCCCGCCTTTTCCCACCTAGCGCGCCCGCGCGATCGGCTCGACCTTGACGATCCGCGGCAGCGGCGGCAACGGCTCGGCCTTCGCCGCGCGCGGCTTGCGCGCCTTGAATGCCTGTTCGTTCGAATACGACCATTCCCACAGCGCGCGCGTCGCGAGAAACACCGGCAGCAGCGTTGGCGCGTCGGGCACGGGGACCACCTCGACAGGCGGATCGCCGGCCACTTTCGGCAGCCGGACAATCAGCGCACGCGCCGGCGTCGTATAGCCCATCTCGGCGAGCGCGGCGCCGTAAGCCGCGGCTTGGAGATGCGCCTCGGCATAGACCGCCTTCCCCGTCTTGAAGTCAATCGTGACGAGCTCGCCGTTGACGCGCGCGAGCAAGTCCAGCGTGCCGGCGTAGCGGTGCCGCTTCGAGAACACGACCCGTTCAATGAGGATCGGTTTGAGTTGCACCTCGAGCGCCCACGCCTTGAACGCCTCGACGGCGATCCGCGCCGGCGCGCTGATCACGGGTTTCGGGCCCGCCTCGCTGCCGAGCGCGGTCCGGAGCAACCACTCGATCGCCTGGTGCGCTTCGCTGCCGATGTCGCCGGCGCGCGCCAGCGTGCGCTCGTGGGCCTTGAGGCTCCCGAGCTTCGTCGCGAGCGCGGTCGCGAACCACGAGGCGGGGTACTGCTGCCCGGCCGCGCTCAATTCGCTGTAGAGCGTCGCCGCGGCCGCGCTGACGGCCGCGCGCTCCTGTTTGGCCGCCCACGGGACGAGCGCCGGCTTGTTGATGGCGCCGAGGATGTGCGTGACCGACGGATAGAGTTCGCCGTCGACCTCGTAGAATCGGCCGTTGGGGCCGTTGACCTGTCGCACCTGGGTCGCCATTAGTAGGCCGTCCCTTCCCCGTCGGCGAGATCAATCTCGAGCGCGTCCGTGAAGATCGCCGCGGCCTGCCGCGGGCGTGTCGTCGACGTCGGTGGCGCCGGCGGCGACACCGCGGCGCGCGCGGGTGCCTGAATCCGGATGACGTCGTGCTTCTCTTTCCCGAAGGTGTCCACGGTCGCGACGAGCGTGATCGCGACGCCGCGCCACTCCTCGGTGATCGCGGTGCCGGCGATCGCGATGATGCTCCGCGCGTTGGTTTTGTTCAGCAAGAGCCCTTTGCCCTTGTTCTGAAAAAAGACGATCGCTTTGGTGTCGACCGTGCCCGTCCGCCCGCCGCGGACTTGAGCAAACTCGACGCGATCGATTGTGACCGTCGGGGTCTTGCCCTTCAGGTCGTAGGCCTTGAGATAGGTCGAGGGAAAGAAATCGTTGATGTTGGTCGCCATGATTAACGGTCCTGCGTTCGGGTACGGGTGACGG